TAAAACAAATATAAAAGGTTCGATGACACCTTATTGTTTTTTTAATGAAGATAAAAAATTTAATGAAATTGCACAACAATTTGTTAATCATGTAGACTTTTATCATTCATTTCCAAAATATTATTTACACAATTCTTGGGGTTTTGAACTGAAACCTAATCAAGAAACAACTTATCATTCCCATTACAAAGAATTGTGGGCAGGTGTAATATATTTAAATGAATGTAACCAAGAATTAGAATTTCCACAAATTGGTGAATCTCTCAAACCTGAAAAAGGTGCGTTTGCATTATTTAATGGTTTTCTTTTGCATGGTTGTAAAAAAAACACAGATAAGACATCAAAATTTGGTTTAAGTTTCAATATGCATGAGGTAGAACCTAACGTTTAAACTAAACTTTGGTAGTCTTTACAGCTTATATCTTCTAATATACAATCAAAACAACCTAGTAAATAATTATTTTGTAGACTGGCTAGGCAGACGGTATAGAGACTACAAAATCAACGCTATACAAAGGAGAAAATTATGGCAGGAACACACTTTACAAACGCAGTAATGTTTGCTGGTTTGAATAACAATAAAAAATGGTTCAGAGATTTACCGGTAGATAACAACCCTAACTACATATGTTATAAAGATGATTTTATTTATAACACATTACCATCTTCAGAATGGGCAACATCTATTGCAGATGGTGGAGCAGCAGCTGGTATTTCTAACGAAGTAGGTGGAGCGGTAACTTTGACTTCAGCTAATACTACAGATAACAATGGATTAGCTTTAGTAAAAACTGCTAACACTTTTCAAGCGGTAGCTGAAACTAGAAATAGCAGTGGGCAAATTACTAACCCTGGAACAATTATTTGGTATGAAGCAAGAATACAAAATAATGATGCTAATGCAACTGACTACGGAACTGGATTAGTTGAAACTTTTACAGGAACTTCTGGATGGAGATCTGCAAACAGAATCTCTATTGAGTCTAACAATGGTGAACAGTTTTACAGATTTGTAACTAAAGATGCTGCTGGAACAAATCAAGTTCAGCACACTGCATACACTATTACTGATAGTTCATATGACACAGTTGGTTTCAGAGTAGATAGAGCTGGAAAAGTTGAGTTTTTTGTAAACAGAGAGTTAGCAGCTACTGTTACATCAAACATTAATACTGATGACATGCAAATGTTTGCAGCTTCAGTATCAGCATCTGCTGCTGGTCAAAGAGTGACTAAGTTAGATTATATTACTTGTACTCAAAACAGAAACGCTTCTGAATTGATTAATAAAATATAATAATTAGTGGCTCCTTCGGGAGCCACAACTACGGAGAATTTATGGCTTATAAAAGCGATATACAAGCAACAAGATCAACTGCTGCAGCAGGAGCTGCTGCTATTATTTCACAACCAATTAGGTTAAGAGGGATTATAGTTTCATCAGATGGTGGAGGTGCAGGAGTTCTTGAATTAACTACAACTTCTAATTCAGGAACAACTTTATTTATTGCAGATGTACCTACAGGAGATTTAGTTAATTTTTCTTTCCCTGAAGATGGTATATTATTTCCTGCGGGACTTTTTTGTAAAACAAAAACTAATATTGCAGCATATACATTATTAACTGATAAATATTCAGGTCCTAATATGACAGGACAGAACGGATAATTATGAGTGGTGGTGGAAGTTTTACATCAGACCAGTCGGTAGCTCATGCTACCGCTACAGTACAAATGGTTGCTACAGGTAAAAGAGCAAGACTTACATCAATTCAAGGTAAAGGTAATAGTGCAAGTGGATCTGTTATTTTTAGAAGTGGAGGAGCTACTGGCACTGTTGTTGCAACATATTTATTTGGTGAAGAAGGTTTAGATATGTATTTACCTGGATCAGGTATTTTATTTTTAGATGGTATCCACGCAACTATTGCTGGAACTGGTGGTGTAACTATAACATTTACGTAAGATGTCTAATTTTAAAAAATTAAAATTATATCCAAAAATAAAAATTTCTGGTGGCACCAATAAAATTGGACCTGTAAAAGTAAAAGAGGAAAATAGAAATTATGGTATCGATGCTACATACGATCTTTATAATAAAAAAAATACTAAAATTACATTAGGTGGTGGTTATAGTAAATCATCAAATAAAGCTAAAGTTAATTATGGCTCTGAAAGTCGTACTTTTGAGAGTCAATCTAAACCATCAACATATTTCAACGTTAAAATAACAAAACAATTTAAAAGAGGTGGTGACGTAATGCCAGCTCGAAATAAAAAAAACTTTAGATCTACAAAATCTGGAGCAGGTATGACAGCTGCAGGCGTTGCTGCTTACAGAAGAGCTAACCCTGGTTCTAAGCTTAAAACAGCAGTCACAGGTAAAGTTAAAAAAGGTTCAAAAGCAGCCAACAGAAGAAAATCATATTGTGCAAGATCAGCAGGGCAAATGAAAAAATTCCCTAAAGCTGCTGCAAACCCAAATTCAAGATTGAGACAAGCAAGACGTAGATGGAAATGTTAAAAAATTTTATTTTAAAATTATTAGGTTTAGATAAAATTGACTATAGAATTAGACTTCTTGAAAGAAAAAATTATTGGAAAAATAAATATAAGTAAGTTATAAAAACTTATGCAAATCGTTGAAAATTTTCTTAATGATCAAGATTTTAAAAATATTAAACACAATTTATTAAATATTGATTTACCTTGGTATTTTAATGAAAAATGTCTTTCAGATGAAACGAAAGATCAACACTATCAATTTAGCCATATATTTTTTAATAATCATCAAAAAGAACAATTTTATCAATTAATCCAACCCCTTGTAGATAAAATAAATCCTGCAGCTATACATAGAATCAAAGCAAATTGTAATCCAAAAACTGAAAAAATTATTGAAACTGGAATGCATGAAGACACTTTTGATAATAGGTTTACCTCTTCAGTTTTTTTTATAAATGACAATGATGGTTATTGTAGAATTAATAATCAAAAAATTTATAGCAAAGAAAATAGACTTGTAACATTTAACTCAACAACTAGACACACTGGGACAACTTGTACAAATACCATCAGAAGGGTATTGATTAATTTAGTTTATATAGATAGTCTATGATATGGCTTATTTAAATGCTAACATACCACCAATTTATTGTAAATTAAGAAAGGAGTATCTTTATGATCTTAAAAAACATCAAGGAGAAACTGCTGAATGCGTTATCTTTAGTATTAGCAGTATTTCAGGTAGGGCTATCTTATTTAACATTATGTTACCAAACGGTGCTTGTTATTGGAGACTGCCTATCTCAGCATTTTTCCAAAAACAGTTTGATAGAGCCAAGGTGCCCGATATGCAAATACATGAGTTGGAATTGTGGAATTGTTTTAGTTACTGGCCTAGTGTTACTGTCTTTGATTGGTTGGATGGTATAAACGGCAAATTTTTAGGTTTAGATAAAAAATTTTACCATGGCAAATATTTATTTACGATTGATTGGGCTCATCCAGATACTAATATCTTGGATGTTGAACACTCTGAAATTCCTCAAGAACATAAGTGTGCACATATATTGGAGCTTAATAACGGTAATTTTGCAGCTCAGCCTAATAACCGTATTTTGTGGAGTGTTAATAGCTACACTACTGATAACGATTGGCCTGACTATAAAGTCCAAACTAATTATTGGGACGCAGAAGATAATAATATGGTCACAGAAGATTCAGACAAAATGTTTTATCAAATGGAAAAAGTAAAAGATAAAAAAAGAACATATGAGTCTTATAAAGAGTTTGCTACAGATAAATCTTTTGAAAACGAGTAAAAATGCTCGATAAATTAATCTATAAAATTTTGGGGTGTCTTGACAATTATATTAGTTGGATTGACAATTTGTTTAAGAAAAAAAATAGAAAAAAAAAATGAGGACTCATTATGAACTACTTATTTACAGGAGCGTTAATAGTTTTGTTTTGTTTATTAGCTTTTTTTATACGACCTTCATGGCAAGCCCCATTGAAAGTTGACCCCAAAGATTATATAATTCCGCTACCGAAACCAAAAATAGATGAGCAATAAACCTTTAAACATATCCGAATCCGCTGCCGTGCAGATGCCGATGAAAACGGTTGCTAGCCTGATCGTGCTCGTCGCAATGGGCGTATTCGCTTATACCGAGCTGACCTCGAGGTTGGTATCGTTAGAGACCTCACGTGAGTTGTTTGAAAATGATTTGCTTAAAAAATCCGAACAAGTGCCCGTCGATCAGGAGCAACATTTTTTACTCGAGGATCTTTATAAGAGTGTCGAGCAGATCGAAACACGGATCGAGGACATGATGCACAACAAGGTAAACATACAGTTTATACAAAAACAAACTGAAAAACTTTTAGAAGATGTAGAAGTTTTAAAAGATAAAGTTAGACAAAATGGGAGCCATCAATGACAGAGTTAGTGATAGCCCTACTGATGATTGTACAAGGAGAGATTAAGGAGGCACGTATCCAAACTTCAATGTCTGAATGTCTTAAAGGGGCACGTGTAGCTAAACGTCAGTTAAAACCAGATGGACATGTTAAGTACCAGTGCATAAAATCTATGGCAGAATTAGAGACAAATATTGATGGATCTTTATCGATTAAAAAGCTAATACTTGAATAGTGTCACAAAATATAAATATTTATAAAATACCAAATTTTTTAAAACATAAAGAAAATTTAATACATTTAATTTTTAAAATACCACAGACATATTTGCAAAATAATTCTGAATCTATTTCACACACGGATTGGCAAATAACAAAAAATATGAAAAGAGAATATCAAGAATATTTTATGACACATATATTTAAAGATTTTGCAAAAAGTTTTGGAAGTAAATATAAATTTAATAAAATTTTATGCACCAGTATTTGGTTTCAAGTTTATGCTAAAAACGATTTTCATATTACTCATACGCACCCTCAATGTAATTTTAGTAATGTTTTATATATTGAATTACCAGATAATAATTTAACAACAAATATCTACGATTTGAGTGATGATAAAATAGATATAAATATTGAAGAGGGCAATATAATAACTTTTCCATCTTTTTATCGACACAATAGTCCTAAAAATACTACAGATAAATCAAAAATAGTTATATCTTTTAACACAGATGTAGAAATGTAATTAACCAGAGTGTATTATAAATAAAAAGGAGAAATATATGAATTTGAGTCGTAATTTCAGTCTTCAAGAATTAACTAAATCAGACACAGCTATACGTAAGGGTATTGATAATGAACCTAATGCAGATCAAATAGATAAGTTAAAAATGCTTTGCGAAAAAATATTACAACCTGTACGAGACCATTTCGGCAGAGTAAAAGTAACCTCGGGTTATCGTAGCCCTGAACTATGTGTAGCTATAGGCAGCAGCTTGAATTCGCAACATGCCAAAGCTGAGGCGGCCGATTTCGAAGTTGTAGGCGTAGACAATGCTGAGGTAGCTGATTGGGTAAAAATGAACTGTGAAACAGATCAATTGATTCTTGAGTTCTACACTCCTGGCGAACCTAACTCGGGATGGATACACGCAAGTTATGTAATGTTTAATCCAAGACATCAATATATGAGAGCATACCGAGAAGATAAAAAAGTTAAATACAAACCAATAACAGGAAAGGCAGTAGATTTAATATAATGCCAATATCAAGAAGTCAGATTTCTAAACAGATTGATGGTAAATTAAGAGGTGCAAGAGATGAGAAAAAGAAAAAAAGAAGAGTTATTGCATCAATCAAAAAGCAATCCTATAGCAAAAAACCTAAGGTCTTCAAAATTTAGTCAAAAAGTGGTACAATCCTCTAAGTTGTACAACCGGAAAAAGGATAAGTTAGACACTTACAAAGCCCGGGCTAAAAAGGAGTTTTAAATATGGCGACATCTGGAACTACGAGTTTCAATTTAAGTATTGATGAAATTATTTCTGAAGGATATGAAAGATGTGGTCTATCTACAAATCAAGGATATGATTTAAGATCAGCAAGAAGAAGTTTAAATCTTTTATTTGCTGAATGGGCAAACAGGGGTATTCATTTATGGAAAGTAGCTTTACACGAAAACACTTTAGTAAGTGGACAAGCTGAATACAGTGTTTCTGCAGGTGTGAGTGATGTTTTAGAAGCTTTTGTTTCATCTACTGCTGCAGGCGCTAATACTGTAAATACTCAAGATGTTTCATTAACAAAAATTGATAGATCTGCTTATGCTGCATTACCTAATAAGTTAGCTCTAGGTCAGCCATCTCAATATTATGTTGAAAGAGAAAAAACACCAAAAATTTATTTATACCAAGCACCTAATCTAAGCACTTACACAGTATTAAAATATTATGTAATCAAAAGAATTGAAGATGCTGGAGCTTACACAAATGATTCAGATGTAGTTTACAGATTTTTTCCATGTATGTGTGCTGGATTAGCTTATTACCTAGCTATGAAAAAAGCACCACAAATGGTACAACAAAATAAATTAATTTATGAAGATGAATTGAAAAGAGCTTTAGATGAAGATGGACAAAGAACATCTACATTTATTACACCTCAATCATTTTATCCTACTGGAGTTTAATAATGGCAAAATACGCAACAGGTAAACGAAGTCAGGCAATATCAGATAGATCTGGTATGGCATTTCCATATACTGAAATGGTTAAAGAATGGAATGGTTCTTTAGTTCATTACTCTGAATTCGAACCTAAACACCCACAGATAAGAAGAAAACATGCAACTGCAGATGCTATTGCTTTACAAAATTCTAGAAATATGAAATTTCAAACACCAACACAACCTTTTATAAATGATAATACAAGTGATGTAACAATTGCTAGCTCTGGTGGACAAGGTATGGCAACAGCTAACTTAACATTACCTGGACAATTTGCTTTCTTAACTGTTGGAGCACCAACTGAGTCAGTTGAAGGAAATAATATTACAACTATGACACCAGCAGATCCAGCAGTACAAAATAGAAAAAGAGAAATTAATTTAACTTTAGGTTTAACAACAGTGAGTATTTCATAATGGCTGTAACACATTCAAATTTTTTAACTCAGGTAAGAAACTACACAGAAGTAAGTAGCACAGTTTTAACTGATGCTATTATAAATGATTTTATTAGATTTGTAGAATTAGATATTGCAGGTAAAGTTGATTATGATGACCTGAGAAAATATGTGACATCTAATTTTACTGTAGGAAATAGGTATGTCATTTTACCATCTGATGCCTTAGTCATAAGATCTGTGCAAGTTATTGACAGTAGTAATAATAGAACTTTTTTAGAAAAAAGAGATACTAGTTTTATTTCTGAATTTGCACCCAATGATAATACGACAGGCACACCTAAATACTATGCTAATTGGGAAGATAATGTTCAACAAGGACCTGTAATTTTAGTTGCTCCAACACCAGCAACAGCAGATACAGTACAAGTAAATTACATTAAAAGTCCTCCAAATTTTACAAGCACTACTAATACTTATATTTCGACTAACCAAGAATCTATGCTTTTGCATGGTGTATTAACAGAAGCTTTTAGGTTTTTGAAAGGTCCTGAGGCTATGTACAAACAGTATTTTGATAAGTATAATGAAGAGGTACAGAATTTTGCTTTACAACAAATGGGCAGAAGAAGACGAGCGGAGTATGATGATGGAGTTCCAAGAGTTAAAATTCCAAGTCCTACTCCTAATACAACATATTAAGGAGAATAATTATGGCAATAACAACAAAC